TGAGTATATACTTCTTCACAAGCCCACCAATAATAAAATGCTTGTATTCGTCTATTTTCAAAATCTGTAGAATCATTAAGATATTGCAGTCTAGCTTGTCCATCAATAGCTCTTTTATCAATATAAGTTTTAATAAATTCATCAGCATATTCTTGAAGATCTGGAACTTCCTTTGTTTCCATTCCAGTTTCCATAGTTTTATTAATCATATTAATATATGATTGAGTAGCAAGTTTCATTAATGACTTTTTAAGTTCTAAATCTCTTAATTGAATAATATCAGAATTGTTTACAGTAACTACATAACTATATGGAAGTTCTATATATTCTCCAAGATTTTTTTCTTTAATAGGAGTTAAGAAATCAACATTCCTTAATTCTCCTGGTAATTTATCATTACTATCTATTTGTAGAGGATTTAATACATATTTATAAGTATTATTATCCACTATACCATTGGCAGCATCTAAATTTCTAGACGTAGCTACCTTATCATTTGAATTTATAGCTTGATTAATTAGATAGTCAGCAGTAGGTATATACCACTTTGGATCTAATTTCTCTTTCATAGAAGTTTTTTGATTAGGTAATATGTAATTCATATTTTTATTACTATTATTATTACTATTATTTAGTGCTTTTTATTTATATAAACCTATTTCTGATAATAATGACCTTGTAGGTATAGTTTTAGCTTTACGATGTTTAACTTGATAAGCCATACGTTGAAACATTGCTATCCGCATAGCCGAAATTCTATCACAATTTAGGTTTTTTCTATACATTAATAATTCTTTTAATAATCCAATACTTCTTATATAATGCAATATATATACTGTTTCACCTGTATCTCCATTAACTGAAACTGGTGTATATAACCAATCTTTTAAATAAAATAAACCATCAACAGCTTTACTGCCTTCTCCTATATTAATTCCATAATTAGCATAAGGTGATTCTTTAGCTTTTTCACTAATAGTTCCTGTAGGATCTTTATGTAGTAAATGTAATAATTTCATTCGTCGAAAATCAGCAACTGTAGTTCCTCTATCAGTTTCAGGTAATACTTTACAATTATAACGTTTACATAACAACGCTGCAATTTTGCTTGTATCTTCCATATTAGTTTGACGACCTACATATTCAGCAACAATAATATCTCCTGAACTATTAGATATATTGTTGGGATACATTAATACATATATAGCATTAAGTGAATTCTTATTAGTTATTTCTCTTACATCTTTATCTTTACCAACAGGGTCTAATACTGCATAATATAAATCATCTGGTATAACTCCGTCTATTTTAAAAGGTGGATAATATTCTCGTATACAACCATATAAATCATTTTTAGGATTAAATGGAAATTCATCTATAAAAGGATGAGTTTTAATACCTTCTGTTTCTAATTGTTTATTAGTTCTAAATTCTACTCCATCTCCAGTTTCAATAATCATACCATCTCGCCAATATTTATAACTATTATTTGTTAATACATTCTGATAATGTATAGTTAATTCAGGACTACTAAATATATTTTCTCCTCCACGTTTAAATGCTTCTTCTGGACTATTAGCTCTTTGTCCTACAAATACAATATATTGTGCAGTAGGACTTTCTTTTTTAGCCAATTCTTTATGTTTCTTATCAGCTTCGTATGCTTCTTCTAATAGACTATTTCCATGTTCATCTATATATGGTTCACAATCCCATACTTGTGGATGAAAAAATCCACAAGTAGACATTCTAGCATCATGATCCCATATATTTTCCATAGGTATCATGCCCCACGCATTAGGATTATAAAATACATCTGAAAAGCCTTCCCAATCAGCATCTTTAACACCACCTGTTCCATATACATGAACAACACCAATATTATCATCTCCAACTTCAGCAGCACTAAGAGTAACTCCTAATGACTCTCTAAGATTAGGACATCTACCAGCTTCTTCATAATCTATATCAACTGCTCCTTTACCAATAGGAGCTGAAGGATTATTAAATAAAGTAACACTAATAACTTTACTTCTAAATCCATATTTTTTATTACCTTCTTTAGCTTTCTTATATCCAAGTTCTATATTCGTTAATGGTTCTGATAAATAACCTCTTTTCCAATAAGTGTTATCTTCATACCAATCTAGATTTTGTTTTACCATATCACTAGTTCCACCACTATTAGTCAAATATTTAATATCATAAGCTGCTAATAGTACTGTAACATCTCTATGTAAATTAACTGTATTTGCAGTTTGACTTCCTCTTTTAAACGAATATCCCTTACGTCTTGCCTTACCTTTTGCTATATGAAAACCATTATTATATATAAATTCATCTAACTTAAAATTCCAATAATCTCCATCCCAAAATCTAGGAAATCCTTTAATAGTTTTAGGCTTATTTCCAAACTGTTCTATTTCTTGTTTATTTTTAGTTCTCATTATCCTACCATAATTAAGATAGTTATAATGATCTCCTGTTATTCTTAATGGTTTTAATAGTTCTTTTTTACGTTGTTCTGTAGTATTAGGATTATAATATTCATCTTTATCTGAATCTAATAATTTACAATTAAGAGTTAATCCAGATACCCTACGTTTAGTTTCTCTTTTCCAAAATTCTTTATATTCTTTAGTACCTTTAATTGCTTTAGTATAACATTTGTTAAGAGTAAAATAATTAGCAACTTCACTAAATTCACTAGTATTAATAAATGAAAAATTCATATTCATTAAAAACCCACCACTATCACCTATTAAGAAATCATCATCAGGATCTATATATCCTTTAGTAGAAGATAGTGGATATTTAGACTTATCTTCATAGCGATATTCAATAAAAGGGATAGTGGTAGATTTCATTATATATTATAGTTAATATGGGAATAAGTGTTTATTTTTATTATATTATTCATAATTTATACTAGTATCAGGATTCATACTTTCATCTATTTCATTTCCACCTCTTATATATTCTTTGTTAATATCTTCTTCTTTATCTATCATTTCTATAACATTTTTAAGAGAGTTAACCATAGACGGAACTTTATCTGCAATTGCCATTAATTTATTTTGATAACTAATAAGTTCATCAATATCTGAATTGTCTAGTTCATCGTGTTCTAATTTCTCATCAACTTTTTCTCTAACTTTACGAACAATTTTATATGTATTTCTAATAGATATTAATAATTCTCTAGATAATTCTCTACTAGGAGTATCAACTAATCTACTATATGCTTGCATTGCTTCAAACACTACTGGATCAGGTTTCCAATCTGGTGGTAATCCAGCATTATCAACTGCCCAATAATGTGCTTCTTCTTCACTTAATCCATTCTTATTAGGATAACTATTATAATCACATATAGAATATATATAATTAAATTCTTGAAATGCTCTAACTTTTAATCTACCAGTAGGATCATCTTCACACGGAATAACTCTACGAAGAACATTGTTAAATTCTTTTATAAGAGCAATCTCTTCTCTATCTAAAACTAACACTCCGTCTTGTATCGCAAATATCTTCATAAATTATTAATATAGTATATGTTAATTATTATTTATTTAATAATTAGAACTTATTAATTGATTTTCTGTAATTAATGTTAAAGTAAATGAGTTATTATAATAAGGTATAGATAATTGTATAATGTCAATAAATTTCTGGTATTCTTTAGGGTCTTGAAATACTACGCAACCTTCACTGTATAATCCTACGGACTCTAATATTTTATAAGCACTTGCTCTATGTATATTAATCCCAAAAATTCCAGTATGTTCTCTAAATATTAATTTATTATCAGCATCATAATAATCAACAACAGTTGAATTACCATCCTTATATTCATGTTTTCTAAAATATGAATTCAAAGTGACATCTAATATAGTATCTTTATTATAATCTCTAATAACAGTAATCGGTTTATTTTGTACTAATGCAGGATAAGAATTTTTATGTTTACCAAATACATGACTTCCAAGATATTGTCCTGGTTTAATAATTGCAACTCCAAGTTTATTATTCATTTTAAGTAAAGACAAATCACTAGGATCTGCAGTTACACTATATGTATGAAATCTAGATATTCTATTTTTATCAGTATAAAATAAACATAGTACATCATCAAACTTTCCAGCATGTTGTTCATCAGACCTAACAACCCATATATTTAAATTATATGGTTTAAAATTCTTATTAGGACTTTGAAATATCTTATATTTTTTATTGTTAGCTACATTTGTAAATCTTGATAGATTACATAGCTTTTGTAATTGACTATTCATAATTATAATACTAATTTAGTTTGTTTTAAAAGTTTATTATCTCTCATTAAAGTATAATGATTAATCATTGCTTTTACTTCATCTTTTAAATATTTAATGTTATGTGG